CATCCCAGTAATTGTTGCTCATAGCAACACCACCCTTTCTATTCGTTGTAGTCGCAAGCCTCAAGTCAATTCGGGGAAATTGGTTGGCTCTTGCTATCGGTCTTGTACACTGCATGGGGCCGATGGGTCCGTGTCAGGATTCTATTTGTTAGAAGGAACCTCTAGTTTCAGTGCCTAGTGTTCCTCTTGAAACTCCAGACTTACCGGAAAAAGTTCCGATTTCTGCCTGAGTTAATTTTTCACGCTTACGTTTTTCAGATGCTAATCCGCCAAAGACTTCTTTCTGTGCTTCGACTTGACCATAAGCATCCATTCCGCCGTAAATCTCGCTAAGTTTTTGTGCTCCAGGCAAGATATCTGCAATTGTTGCATAACCTTTTCGTGCTTGTTCCTGAGTTACGCCTTGCATTCTAAGTTCTTCGGCTGTTGTTTTGTTAACACCTAGTCCTTGAGCAATAGTTGAGATTCTGGGTCTAGTGCATAAGCAACTAAATCCTGTGCTCCTAAATTATAATAACTCTTAAGAGTATTGGCTACCTCTGGAGAAGCGTTTAATACACGCTCAGTTGCAGTTTGTACTCTTGCAGTTAACTCCGTTGGAGATACATCGTTGGCAATAAATTGAGATACGTATATATCATTATCAAACTGTCTTAATCCGTAAGCACGTAATACTTGGCGATAGGTATCTTCTAAGGTAATATACTCACCAGGAGATAATACTGCTAAACCTTTTTTAAGACGTAAGTCATTAGCCTTAAAACGTTCTTTGTACTCAGGGGTATTTTGTAAAGCAAAACTAATTGTAGCGTCGCTAGCACCTTCTGCTGCTAAATTTTTAATTACTGTCGCAAGAGACTCTAGGCCATATTGTGAAAATCTTTGTTTTAATACATCAATAGCATTTAATCTACTTACTTCTGCCGCTCTAGCCTGTTGAGTTGCAAGAATCTCTGCAGCACTTAATACGGGTGGGGTGTAGGTTGGCGCCTCTTCTCTAGCAGTGCTGATGTTACCACTAGGTGAGACAGTTTGCGGAATGCTAGGTTGCTCTATAATTGGTTGGCCACCAATAGTGCTACCACTTAATATGGGGGTTGGGGCTACTACTTTCTTTTTTCCAGTTAATGGGTCTAAATCTGGATTAGCCGCCCAGAAGGCATTAGATTCTGCCTGAAGTCTTTCTGAAGCCACCTTGCCAACATAGGCAGATTGTAAATCCGTAAGGGGAACTTTAGCATTTGCTGCAATTGCTGCTGGAGTATAAATTTTTTGAGGATTAATTACGCCTGCAGGAATTGCATCTTGTTTTTTAACTTCTTTTTTAACTTCTTTTTTAACCGGAACTCTATCTTCTCTTTGATTTGCCCTAGTTGCCATTAGGCTAATCTCCATTCTTCGAGAACTTTTTTAGACATAGAATCTAGGGTTGCCAAAGCATTCTTTGTATAGCCCCACTCATCTGTACTTTTAACAGTTTTCTCGACTAACCATTGTGGCATTTTCTCTGCTTTTCCAGTATTTGGATTTACCCATTGAGTTATCATTCTAAATGTTTTATCATCGTTGGTAATTGTTGTTGGGTCTTTTTCTAAGAAAGTAGCAATTGTTTGTTTAACGTTTGAGGTTTGAGAATCAAATGACACCCCAGCCAGGATTTGGTCAGAATATGCTGGATAGGCAGATGCTGACAGTGTTCTAATTTCATCCTGTATATCCTGAGCAGTAACAGTTCCAGCAAATAGGTCTTTAGATTTCTGAGTCCAATAAGAATCATTTAGTAACTGGTTAACTCCAAATGAGTTTGCATAAGACTTTAGCGCAACAGTGTCACCAAGTATTTCTCCACCAAATCCAGTAATCTTATTTGATGACAGGATAGCCTGGTCTAATTGATTATCATCTAATCCTCTAGCATATGCATCTTCTACAACCTTATCAAATGTGGCTGTATCAATTTGAATACCTGAACTTACAAGACGCTTACGAGCAGCAAGTTTGTATTTAGTTACAGAATCTGCATATACCTGCGGTTGTTCTAATTTTTGTTTCTGACGTGTCTTTACGGTTGAGTTGCTGGTGCGGTAGTAATTTGTCTTAAATAATGCTTCAAGGGCGGCACCCTCATCGCCTGCTTTGAATAAAGCGTATACATTCTTTAGTTCTGGGTAGGTAGCAAGCAACGCTTCGCTAATACCATACGATGCTGCGGTTTGAAGACCATCTGCCATTACACACCCCTACTGTTTTTGTCTAGCCATGAATTGAAGTTAATTCTTGATGCAACGTCAACCTCTTCTGGGTACAACTCTTTAATCTTTTCTTCAATTGAAATCTTGGCTGTTTCTTGGCTCATGCCAGGAGTTACCGTAGTAACGTTTTCCAATTTTCCAGTCTTTGGATTCTTAACCTTTTTAACCTCTGTTAATGTTCCACCCTCTAGTTTTGGAAGAAACTCTTTTACCAAAGCATCAATTTGTTCTTTGTTGCCCTTTTTCATGGCCACTTTCTCAAATACGCTACTTATCACATTACCAAATGCTTCTGGGTCAACCTTTGAGATAGTCCTTGATGGTAGAGTTGGCTCATCCGTTGTTACATTCACTGGAGTGTAATCTCTTAAAAGAGCATCTCTAATACCAATAAATCCACCAGCCTGGTTATTTTTAACAATTACACTTACTATTGGGTCATCTGCTAAAATTGATAAAATAGTCGCTTTTGAATTTCTGGTTGTATATCCTATTTTATCAAGAACTTTTCCAAGCGCAAGAATATTAGCATCTGATTTGGCTAGGTCTAATAATACATCATATTGAATTTGGGGAGTTATTGTAAGCCCACCAAATCTATTGCCAAGTACTTTATCAAGGCCGGACACGCTATTAGGGTTTAATGCTGGGGTAGCAACAGGAGTTTGTGTTGGCCTAACAATCGGACCTGGTGTATACTTTCCTGGACCAACTGGATTTGTAGTTGACATTATTTTACCTATTCCCTAGTGATGTGCTGAAAGTTATCATTCTCTAAATATCTGTCGTAATATTTTCCAAAATTAACATCTTCTTTACGTAACTGAAGTACAAAGTCATTTGCTTCAGCCTTTAAATCAGATGCTGCTTTTGAGTCAATTGTGACACCACGTTTATCTAATCTATCTTTCATATAGTATCTAAAATTTAAATACTCTACAATAGTATGCCACTTGGCTTGCTTCAATAAATCTGGACCAAGTTTTTTATCGTTAACCGCTATAGTCAATACATCAATAATATTATTTAACTTAGAACTAGTATCTCTATCTGCTTTGTCGCTCAACCATATTGGATTCTTAGTTTCCATTTCCTTAAGAAATGCCTCTTTATAACCATCCAATATTGCTGCACCAAAACCTTTAGTTGCGCTGTACGGTGGGTCATTCTGTTCAATTGCTTGAGTTACTGCTTCTTTTAATATCGTCCAGTCTTTCCAACCTTTGTTGACGACTGATGAGCGAGTATTTTCAAGAGCAGATTGCTGGTCTTTAAATTTCTTTTTTGTATTAGGAATAGTATTGGTAGTTAACCAGGCCTGAGCACTACTAGAGAAAGCATAGTCATCATCATTAAATACTGCGCCTAATATTAAGACCAGACAATGGGTCAGAGATTCTATCCATTAACATAAAGTAATCTGGATAATCCTCAATGAATTTATCGGTTCCATCATTTTGTCCAAGTTCATCTGTGTATTTTTTTAATACATCTGCGTATGTTTGCCAAGGGCTTACATATCGTGGCTGCTTTGGCAGGAGACCTGCTCCAACTGCTCTAATCCATCCTAAGGCTATAGCATCCAGTTTAGCATCATTATTCATTTGGGTTAATTCATTTTGACTTGGCTGTCTATTATTGTTCTGGAAGAAATCATAATGTTTCTGAGTCAATAACATTGCAATATCTCTATTTAACTGCGCTGGATTTTCTGCTAAAATTGCCCCAAACGCTTGTCCAATTCTACGTATTGTAGTTGGTAGAAGAATGTTCGCACTATTAGACTGTACGCCAAACGGAAGAACAGCCTCTTCTATCCACTTAGGTAATTCTTTATTTGCACCCTTTAAGATTTCATTTGTTAACGCAGATACCGCTGGGCTGGTAGAAATTATATAACCACCAGTAGGGTTAAATGGGTTAAACCAGTCTGTAGAGAATCTTGCTTTTACATCTGGGAATAATGGAAGACCAACTTCAACATACTCTTGTCCAGATTCATCAATTTTAACATCGCTCATTTTTTGAGGTATGGTAATCATCTGAGCAGCCTTGTATGGAAACTCTGGATTCTCCATAGCAATTCTACCGTATACTCTAAATTGCTCCACAATTGCTGGGAAGAAAGAGAATAGATAATTAAATATTGCAGGATAGTTCATGTCACGGTTAAAACCGTTAATCTTAGAACGTAATTCTTTTATGCCGTATGCTCTTGCTGTAGCATCAAAACTTTTAATCTCACGAACAGATAAAACTCTTCCTTGAGCACCTGCCATAGCAACCATACCCTGAAGTTTTTCTTCATATCTAGTTCTAAAATATGGGTTGAATATCAACTTGCTAGTAGGTGCTGTTGCCATCCAGGCTACGGCATCTCTAGTAACTTTATTTAAATTTTTAACTACGTTGCTTTGAGCCAATAAATCTAAGGCAAGGTCGCTGTTTACGCCAGGACGCTTTGTTACATCTGGAAACATTTTTTCAAGTGATACTGCGTTTACTTTTCCTTCTGCAACCATCTTTTGTAATCTCAAGTCTGGAGCAAATTGATTTACAGCGGCACTTACTCTTTCGTAAATGTATTTTGCGTCGTTTCTTCTTATGTCACGCTTTAGTTGTGGGGTGTAGCCAAACCTATCAACATAGGTACCTAGTTCTTCACTCTTAATAAGTTTTAAGACTTGAGCCTTAGGAGTGCCCTTCATAATTGCCATTGCTACAGGGTCATTGGGTAGGATGTTAACTAATACGTTTTCCCAAGCCTTAATGTGAATCTCTTTATTTTCTAAAGTAGGAACAATCCATTGACCGCCTTCACGGCCTCTCTTTAGGTCAGCAATAGCCAATTCTTTGTCAGAGGCTAATAATGCACGAATGTCATCTTTGCCACGAATTTTTTGCATAGTCATTCTACCATATGGTCCGCCAAAGGCGCCATCAAAGGCATAATCGCTAATAACAAAAGTTTTATTGCCAACAACTTTTGCTGGAATCTTGCCAAGTAATTGTTGTTCGTACATCAATAATGTGTCTACGTTTCTTTTTACTTGGTTGCGAGTATCCAACATTCTTTGGACATCTGCCTTTACCTTTTTTGGAGGATTGGCAACATCGTAACCAGCATTTTGCAACATCGTAACCAGCATTTTTAAGATTTTTTTCTATATCTATTAATATTTTTGCTCTAAGATTAAGTTCTTTTTTAACCTCTGAAATTTTGTTGTCTTTATTTATGACGCCTTTTGTCCAGCGATTAATTTTTCCAACGCTATTGTTGACGCTAGTAAAATCTTCAATTGTTTCTTTGCCGAGGTTTTTAATTACATTAAAGAACTGTCCATCAGCGGCAACACGGAAAGTAGAGTCACGGATAATGTTAATTGGGTAACCAGTACGATAAAGAGTAAACATTCTCCAAAGAGAGTTTAACTCATCATATCCAACCTTTAATTTTACACCAGTATCTTTTAACCATGGGTTGGCATCATTTTGACGTTTTGCAAAACGAGCAAATGCTTTATCAATTAATATAATATCTGGAAGATAAGCGCCATTGGCTAGTTGAGATATTAACTGAGCATCCTCTATAACTTCACCAGCGGTGTCTATCATATACGCTCTATTGTTGTCTGATGCGTTTTTTGCTTTATCCCTAGTCGACTTCATTAAATAAACATAGTTATTTAAAATTAAGTCTTTACTAACACCATCTATATTATATTTTTTAGCAACAGCATTAAATACTGATTCAGTCAAGTCATCTATAATACTTAATTTTTGAGCCTCTGAACGGGCATTTAAAAATTGATTATAGATTACATCTGCTTGCTCAGGTGTGAACAGTTGTCGCTCAGTACCGGCACGCAGTGATGTTCTCATACGTGTAGATGACTGTATTACATCATTAAAGTTAACCGTGCTGTGTGGGGCATCATCTGAATATCTTTCAATAATGCGAATTGTCGCACCAAGCGGATTACTCTGCCATACTTTTTGTTTAATTGTACCAATGTAGGTATCTCTTGGTACATCATCAATTTTATTAAATCCTAATTTATTTGCAGTTCTTTGCTTGGCTATATCATTTCTTAACTTTTCAACCATAGGAATAATTGATACGGTTCGCTCTTGAAGAGCACTGTCTAGTTTTAAAATGTTATCTAATTCTGAATATTGTTTTCTTAGGCTCTCAAGTTCGTTGTCTAGAACCTTAACCTTGTCTATTGCCTTGGTTTTTAATACCTTACTTTGCGGAGTAAGAGATTTGTTATAATTTGGGAATTGTGATAGTCCTGCTTCGGCTGTAGTTAATTTACCTTCTGCTCTTAACACTTGGGCATATACATCAGCATGCTTTATCGCTAATTCATCTACAGCGGAAACGTCACCTCTGCCAACTCTAAGAATAAGGGAAATTTGTTCATAACTTTTACCAGCCAAAAGAGCGGCACCAGAATTTGCGTTATCATCTCCAAGTCTAAATTCTGTTCGGCTCTTTACTGTTGCAATATTTGATTTATTTAAAAACTCAAACATTGGTGTGTAAACAGTTTTTTCTCCAGCAGCAGTACGCTTAAGCAAATCTACATCTGCTTCAAGACGGTCTGCTTTATTCATTGGTGTATCAATAATGCTTTGAAGTTTATCGCCGATTATACCTTGGCTCTTTGCGGTGACGCCACCAGATACTGCAGCCTTTGTTGTCTTGCCGGCAATTTGCAATCCTTTAATTTCAGGTGCTTGTGTTCCTTCAAAAAACACATTAATAACACCAGATGTTATAGCACCAATACCTTTATCTGTTTCTTCTAGTGTTTTAATTCCGGATATTTTACCAGCAAATCTAGTTGTATCTCTTCCAAAATTATATTTTTCTTGACCTTCTTTAGACTGGGCTGCTTCCGCCGCTTCTTTTAACTCTTGCCCCAGAATACCTTTTTCGGCCATTACTCTAGATTGTTTTCCGCCCAGGTATGCGCCCAATGTTGCTCCTGCTGCAGTAATTCCGCCAACAACTGTTCCGGCTCCAGGTATAATAGAACCTGCTGCTGCTCCAGTAATTCCTGCCGCTATTGTTGCTCCGATGGCTGCTCCACCAACTTGTTGCAATCCAGCAAGTAATCCTAATGCTAAACTAGCGTCTGCTGATTCACGAATGTATGCGTAGTTAGAACGTAAACCTTTTGACCCGCTCATTAAAGCGTTAATTAATCTACCATCAGAGGCTTTATCTAACGCAGAAATTCCATATGTAGTACCAGCGATAGCACCACCAGCAAGAGCACCGCCGACTGCACCTGGTATTGCACCAACGCCGCCAAATACAGCGCCTCCTGCTGCTCCTAATGCCGCTCCAGTAGCGGGTAATGTTTTAAGACCTTGTGTAGTACCAAGATTTTCTGAAACACCAGTTAATGCTGCAACTCTTGTTTTTTCAATTTGGTCATTAAATCTTGGTCCTGCAATATTATTTTTTGCATTGTTTAATGCGTCTTTAGCGTCATTGATTATAAAGTTGATTGAACCTGGATACACTGGAATTTTTTTAGCAATATCAAGAGCCACACCAAATTTAACCCAGCCATTTTGATTGTGAGTAGGTGTGTCCGTAACATCTGGTTTTTTCTTAAAGATGTTTTGGATATTTGCTATTGTATCCCAAACGGCCATTAAATAATTGTTCCTACATAATTGATTAAATCGGCTGTTGCCCTAGTTGTACCTGGCATACTAGCCCATGCTTGCATCATTGGATATTGGTCAATAATGATGTCAATGTCTGGGTCACCAGATGGATTCTTAGGTAAGCCAGGAATTGAGTTTGCTCCTGGGCCTGTTGGCGCACCATCAAAAATACTTTGACCTGGTAATTGAGTCTCTGCAGTAATTGGGGTTAATGCTGTGGTTTCCATTTGTGGAGTTCTAGAACCACTAATACTAGAAACTGCTGCGTTACCTGCAACTCTTGATTCATTCAATGCTTTATTTTGTCCGTAAGCAAAACCTGAATAATCTCCATTGGTACCATTGCCACCTAACAAATTAACATTTGCTGGATTGTACTGTGGTCCTCCATTAGGACCTCCGCTACCTACTCCGCCCATGATTCCTCCTACTTAATTTTTCTAGGTTGTTCTTTTGATATGTATGGTCCTGCAGTAAAAGCATTTAGTTTAGATGCAATTTCCATTGCCTCATATGCATCTGCACCAGCATGAATAGCACCAAGTGCGTATGCTGCTCCTGAGCCTGCAGCGTATACTCCATCTGCAGATTTACTTATAGATAGTTCTTGGTCAACATCAAATATTTCTCCACCAACAGCAATTATAAACTGAAAGCGAGTTTCCTTAGTATCTTCATCAAAGTTATAACCATTATCTGTCATACACTTACGAAGAGAAGGCATTGCCTTTGTAATCATAAAATGATATAAATCTTCTCGGTCTTGTTTGCTTGGAACTGGTGGCTCCCAAACATGCTGTGCTATATCGCAAGGCAATGTCTCGCCTGAGCCAGCAATTAAAAACATTCCGTTTTCTGAAATTTTTTTTACTTCAGGATGGCTATAGATTCTTCCATCATTATCTGTAGTTCTACTATCGGCAACTATAAAGCAGCGGTCTTGATGCTCAATACCTATAATGGTTGTCATTGTCCCCTACCTAGTTAACCTCTCGTGACTACTCTTGCGTTTGCTTTTCCACTACCGGTTAGACTTGATAGGACTGATTGAATATCTACTGGGGGTTGAGATTCCATTCCCATTGGAGAAGGACCTCCTACTGGGGCACCAGCGGGAGCAGGGGACATTTGCTCAACCATAGGATTAGAAGCGCCAGTAGGAGGAACCTGTTGTTGCGGTGCAAAGGTTGCCTCTATAGCATCTTCTAATGCTTGTCCCTTTTGGCGAGCCTTGATAACCGCAGCAATCTTTCGTACAACATCAGAGGCGTCTTGTCCTTGTGTTGCCATTTGCGGTATTGCTTGTGTGTAAGCAGTTAATGAACCTAGTAACGCTGTCCGCATATCTTCAATTTCAATTTTTTCTAATTCTTGAGTTACGTTAACTGTAAATGGTAACTCACGCATAGCCATATCCTTAGAGATTAATTTGCCTCCAAGTGCTTGTAGCATAAAGATAAGACCTTGGGCTGGGTTAAGACCTGCAAGCATTCCATAACGTACATCGGCTGAATAATCAGACTTAATATCTTTAGTTGGCTTGTATGTAATTTCATATGGTGAGCCAGAGTCTACACCACGGATTGTCTTCTCATCCGGATAGATTGATTCATCAACTTCAAAACAGATACTGATTACATCACGAAGTGCTGCAGCAAAAATAGCCTGTGCTGATTTAACCTGTGTATCAAATGCTCCCATAAGAGCCTGTACACCTTGACCAGTAACGATAGATGCATCAATGTTACCAGTACGAGATTCTGGATAACGAGCACCAACTCGAAGTTCTTGATTTAATAATTGTTGTTCTGTAAATGCGCCCTGTGGTAGAGTAAGTTCTACTCGGCGTACACCTGCTGGGTTAGCGGTACGAATAACAGCGTCGCCACCAAGTTGTAACTCTTGTACATCTTGTGGAAGTACGATTGGGGCTTGTACAGATTTCTCTGCAGCCTCCATTGCCAGTAAAGCAAAACGGTTACGAAGTAATTGAATACCAAGTACATCATCAAATTGTCCACGTAGTTCGCTATCAATAGATGGCTTGCGTGCAACAATTACCATCATTTTGCCAAGAGGATTCTTGGCCTGTGATAGGATTAAATTATCTCTTGATGGGATGTATACAACTGACTGGTCTTTATCGTAATAACGAATCATTTCGATTGTACCATTTAGGTCTTGCTTGTATCCCATGCCGCCAAGAAGAATATTATCAAACTCTGGGAACTGGCTTACTAACTCACCAAGGGTTAGTGTGTATCTCTTAGCAAATGCTACGCATCGACCATAACGGTCAAACTCTGGATAAGCACCAATTGGATTCTCAATACGGATACGAGGAAGTTTAGCCTCATCATCTAGTTCAACAACAAATGGAACAAAACCGTAGGTTAGGTACCAGTCTGCTCCTGAGTACATTTGGACCGAGAGGTCAGAGTGTGAAAAATAATTGCTAGCAATACGAGTACGCTTATCGGCAAAAGAACGAGCACGGTCAGAGACTTGATTAGCGGCTGAGCAGTTAACCGCCGGAAGAGGTGCCATGACCTCAGAAAGGTCCCTGGCAACGATATCAATAAAATTTGCAACGACATTAGCATCTACACCATCTGGAAAGAAGTCAGGATAGACTTCGGAAATTTTACCCTTGCGGACAGCAAGAACGTCTAGGTTGCGAGCATCTCTCTCGCTATTACGATAACGGAGCGATTGTACTCGTGCCGCTATCTGTTCAATTGTTAATATCACTAATTGCCTCTTTTAATTCTATTTTTCATAAGGGCTATTTTTTCTTTGCTTGCACGAGACGCAACTTCTTGAGCACTTGGTTTAGGAGATAAACCCATAGCCGCTCTAGCCTTGGCTGCACCCTCTGCGTTAATCTGTGCTTGGGTTTTTGTTACCTTAACTGAATTGCTCTGAATTTTATCTGTCATATTTTTGTAGACTGGATTTACAGACTTAGAACCTGCGCCAACAATTCCGCCAGTTGTTCTTGTTGCTTTTGCTGCAGAAATAACCCTTAAAGCGGCTAGTGCTGCTGGACCTAATGGTAGTGGCATGTTATATCCTAACTGTAAGTTTCTTGCCATTGCTCTGCAAAGGCCTCATCTAAATTAAGTGAACCTCTATGAGACTTCTGTGCTCTAGTGGCCCATCTATTATTCTGGTACTGTCCAACTCTGCTTGAAGTCTGCATAAGTTCTCTACATCTAATGATAGCAAACCATAGTGCCATTACACAGTCGGTAGGGTTCTTAGTGTCTGGCTTCCAAATGATAAGTTGCTGTATTAAAGACTTAAGTCCTTCTGAGCCTTCATTGCTTGGAAACTCTATTAGGTTGTTATCTTGGAATCGTCCATCCTTGGCTGAACCAAAGAGGCTTGCCATAGATGCTACACCAAATCCAACATCCCATTTATTCTTACCAGTAAAGTGTGAGTTAAGTTGACATCCATAGGATGCAAGGTACTCACGTAGTTCTGTATCCATAGCATAGTACTTCTGGTGGGCGTTGATTTCAACCCGGAACTCTTGTGGCTTAAATCTTTCTACCCACTCCTTGATAAGAGCATTCTCTTTTTGAGGGGAAGGGTCAACCATGTTGACGCAATCTAAAACATATATACGACCATCGGCACGATTATAAGATACTGCTACGAAAGCAGAACGTCCTGTTACGGCTGGGTCGAATCCAATAATGGTGTAGGTTGATTGTGTGTCTTTGGGGTGGCCTGCTGTACCTTGTTTAAGCGGTCCACGCTTTCGCATACCGTTAACACATCCAGCAACAATTGTTGGCGAGAAGATAGAGTCGGACTGGACGTCTTCTTGCTGGTAGACCATAGCCCAGACTGACGGAGCGACCTCAGAGCGTCTAGTAAATAACGAGGGTCCATCCCACTTGGGATATAGCCCTTGCTCGTTAGGTTCATCTGCATCACCTTCTGCTCTGTCTGTCCAAGGCCAGAGTGTTTTCCAATTCTTAGGGTCTTCATCAAATTCTAATACTGATGGCATGGCCATGTATGTGAAAGGAGATTTCCCGCCAGTCCATTGGTCGGGGTCTCTAATCATTTTATATAAATCTATAGGTGCGACACGGGTTCCTACTATAAGCAGTTTGCCATGTCGCCCTAGGCGGGTGATGACTTCTTTTTGAAGCCATTCAATTTGCTTCTCCCACTCATGGGCATTTGCATTCATCACCACATCGTCAAGGATAATCAGGTCGGCTCTTGCACCGTAAATCTGTGACCCGAATCCTAATGCTTGTACTGTAGGGTCCTTCTCGCCCGAGTCTCGTCCTGCACCCAGGTAAATCATGTCAGCAGACCAGGTTGGTGAATCTGCTTTATAGCCACCGTTAGGTCCGAAGGATACTTGCATCTTGGTCCAGTTAGGATGGCTTAATCTTGTCTTAATCGCAGATAGGAACTTGCGTGCCATACCTTGCGTCTTTGATACAATAATGATTCTTATGTTAGGGTCTATAGAAAGACGGTAGGTAACATAGTTGATGGTAAGCACTGTAGACTTAGCATGCTCTGGTGGTACGTTAATTAAGATACGATTGGTTGCTGCTTGCTCATAGGTCATACTAGGGTGGATGAACCTTGGCTCTTTACCCTCTACCAAATCAATCCAGGACTTATGATGGTCAAACAACCTAGTCTCTAGGAATTGCTCTGAGAAATCCTCAAAGGAGATATCCTTTAGGTTGGCTAGGTCTGCTTTGATGCCTTTACCAGATAGGCGGGCCTTGTCCGCTTTATCTTTAAACTCTGGGTCTGCCATGGACCATTGCCGGAAGGTAACATCGTTCCTACCTACAGCCTTCATAGCATCTACTACGGTTGAGCCTTGGCTCAGTAACTCTAGCACCTGCAGTTGGGCGGCATCCTTAGGGATGTTTTGTACCCCTGGTCTACGACCCACGATTGCCCCCTATAAACGGTTATTTAACGGTCCCTATAAACGGGCAGACTATCCCCATTATAATTATAAATTATTAATAATACTATAGGAGGAGCGGAGTCTTAAACGGAGCGACTCCGTATATTATATATATACTATAGATAACCTGTTCAAACAGGTAAAAGCGAACAGATAGGTGATAATCACGCTCATTCTGAGCGTATATATACCCCCCTATATTATATAACAGTAATTTTTTATGGGATACTATAGTAGTAGATTCCTTCGGAATTAATAAACCCCCCCTCAAAACTGTCGTTTTGTTCCCCCCCTTTAGACTATTCGTTGCCGTCTAATTGATATTGGCTAATTGTTAGCGGTTTACTATCTCCCATAGATATTTAACGGGGCTACTAATAAAGGATTTTCTACGGGCTATTAATAAATAAATAATTGTTAAGCGATTACACCTAACCCAATCGGTAAGACTTAACCGCATGGATAACCGCATGAATAAATACTTAATAAGATTTGATTTGCCTATCTGGAATAATTGGCTCATGAATAAATAAATGAATAAAGAATAAATCGGTGGAATAAGCCATAAATAAAAACATGCCAAAAACCCCTATAAAAAGAGCTTCTTTTTTGGGTGGCTGCTAAATCTATGCCACCAACACAAACCCGCTTAAAGCCCGCTGTATAATACAGTGAGCAAAAAACCCCATAAAACCCGCATAAAACGCTGGTTGTTTTAATGTTGCATAAACCCCGAATAAATGGGAGAATTCTCTTACTAGGCAATAACGCCTAGTTCCGATAAAAAAGGTGGTAAAGAAAATGGCTAAAGCCAAAAAAGCAAAAGATACAAAAAAGACCGAAGCAGTAAAGCAAAATCTAGTAATACAAAATGATTACCAAAATGTAATTGATTTTGGAAAATCAAATAACCAAATGAACCAAAAGTTTCTTTTTGTGGTTGGTAATGAGATGCAAAACGGAACTACCCAAAAAGAAGCAGAAGCGAGCATGAAGGCGTTGTTAAAAGATGTGAACATTCGCCCAATAGTTTTGCCAAATCATGTTCCAGCAATTCCAACCGCATGTTTAATCATGCAAAAGTTCGAGGCTGAACTTGCAACGCTAAAAACTAGCGAGATTTTGAGCCTAGCCGTTCGAACTCTTTATGATGTAAAAGCATCAGGCGTAAAATCTGCAATCGCTGGTTGCAAAACTTTTGCCGAACTCGACGAGAAAATTCTTACTAAAAAAGAGAGCCAAAATCGGGATGCTGGAAACAAGGTAAAGACCGACACTAAAACACTTGCTAAAAACATCACACTGGAAGCAGTAGTGGATAATCTTCGAGATTATCTGAAAGCATGTGGCAATCTAAAAGACAAGAAAACCGCAGAGCCTCAAAAACTAAATGAGGTAATTGGTATTCTTTACACCATCTACCAAAACAGCAAGACCGAAGCGCCAGTAAAAGCAAGCAAGTAAAGCAAGATAACCCTCACCGAGAAATCGGTGGGGGTTATTTTTTTGCCCAAAAATTTTTCCAACACAAACCGACACAAACTAGTGAGGAGATGCGGAAAGTTCGGAAGTCTGCCGACCCCTCAATTTTTTTCAACACAAACTGGGATGAGGCGGATTTGGTGAGGCGGTGGGGGTGGTGGCGTGGTGTCGCTGTATAATACAGCAAATAGTTTTAGACTTGACCTAGCCCCAAATAGCGAGTAAAATACTGCTAACGGGAAAAAACCACCTGTGCCTCGCTGTATAATACAGCAGGCTAGATAAATGGAAGGTAGCAAAATGGATATAGCAATAGGTAATACTTTGCTGGCTCTTATAGAGCGCAACGAAGTACGCAAGAATATCGAAGCCGAAGCGCAACGCAAGGCTGAGATTAAAGCAAAAACTGCTAATGCTATGGATAGGGCATCTAATGAGTGGCGATGATATTGCATTAGATTTCATGACCGAGCATGAGATAGCCGAGATTATGGCGACTGAGGATATATTCCAAGTGGATATGACTAACCTTGATGATTTACTTGAGGATGTTGCTTCGGACTCGGACTACGAATAGCAACTGGACAGCCCACGCTGGTGTATAAGAGCAGGTTCGATTCCTGCGGTGGGCACGAGTGTATTGGTATGCGTAGTCAATCAGCAGGGAAACCTGAAATGATGTTGCGATAGGTCGCCACTTGCCGTACCATAGTGGATACCAATACACTTCCACGCTGGCTGTATAATACAGCAAGCACTAAACACGAAGGAGAAACATGTACATAGAAATAACAGATACGATAGCAATTATTATCGCATTAACTACTAGCACCACGCTGGTAATTACTACTGCGATTAGAAATGCTAAATTAACTCGTGCCTTGCGTGAGTTAAGTGTTAAGTAAGGTATATGGAAATACCATGATGAGCATAGGTATTTGGTTCATCAAGCGTGGTGAAAACTACGCTGAGTGGTACTCGGCAGATGATGTCGAGCAATATATCAAAGGATATGATATAGGATATGGCAAAAAGCGTGTCCGCTAACAATGTAGATTATGCCAATGAGATTATCCTTACTCTTTCTAGAGATGAACTAGAAACAGTAAGGGAATCTCTTAGGCAATTCTCCATAAATAATACAAGGCAGGGCTTTACGGCTCGTGCTAAGTATGCTGATGACCTGCGTGATAAAATCGTGAATGTTATTCTCGATAGTGTTCAGCGTAGGATTGACAAGGCTAAGGAATTAGTCTAAAATAGTATCACCAGCGAGAGAGATACTTTCGCTGTATTATACAGTAAGGAATAGCATGGATACTGTTGATGAGGTAGAGATTAAGTACAAATGTACTGTCTGCACCTCTGAGTTAGATGATGTAATCAAAACTCGTTATGATGTTATGGTCTGCAACGATTGCGTAGTGATATGCCGTCGCTGTGATGATATATTATCTACCAATGATGAGTTCAATGATGTAGAAGGTGATACATGGTGTCAAAGTTGCACCTCAGATAGTGCTCATTGGTGCGACATGTGTGAAAACTATTTCACAGGTTATACCTATGGTGCAGATGATACTAGCGATTGCATGTGTGAGAGATGTTATGAGAATAACACCACTTACTGTGAGGATTGTGATGCTACCTATGTAAATGGTTGCGAGTACAACCATGATGATGAGGCAGATGGTAGGGTGATACATGATTATTCGTATCGACCTGACCCTATCTTCCATAGTTCCGAGGACGAACAGACACGACTATACTTTGGTATAGAAGTTGAGACAGAAGTCCGAAATCAAAACTATACCCAGCGTAGAATATCTGCTGAGTATGCTAGTATCATATTAGAAAGTGAGAATCTAGCCTACCTTAAATCCGACGGCTCTCTTGCGTGTGGCTTTGAGATAGTAACGCACCCATTATCCCATAGTTATTTTATGAATGACGCTGGGACTTTATGGGACACCATTACCAAACTTAAATCCGATTATGACATGATGGCTTGGGGTACTCAGACCTGCGGTTTGCATATCCATATCTCTCGTAATGGATTTAGTGGTGGTTCACATCAACATAGATTCTTGCAATTAGTCTACAATAACAAGGACTTCTATGAGGTTATGGCAGGTAGGTCATCTAGTCATTGGGCTAAGTTTGATGACAATGTTGACCCTAATACTGGTCAGAAATCCTTTAAGCATAAGTTTGACCGACATGGTAGCGATAGATACTCTGCGGTCAATACTAACAATAGAAATACTTTAGAGATGCGAATCTTTAGAGGTAGTCTGAATCAAAACTATATCAAAGCATGTATTGACTTAGCGCATGCCAGCGTTGAGTTCACTCGGGTGATGAGTGTACCTGAGATTCGTAATCATAAGTTAGATTGTATCAACCTGATACAATACATCCGAGACAGGAACGAATTGTATCCTGCCCTCAATGCACGACTAGATAGATTATCTAGCGTGATATCTAGGATAGAGAGGAAAGAGAATGTGTCTATTAGTAGTAAGTTCCCCGAATAGCACACCACGCAAGAAGGATTTAGATAATGCTTCTTGTAATAATCCGCATGGCTTTGGCTATGCCGTAATTGCTGGCAATAAAATTATTACTGGCAAGGGTATGTCCGCCAAGAAGGTAATCAAAGAATTCTTAGCGGTACGCAAGCAATACCCAAATAGTTATGCTATGTATCATGCTAGATTTGCTACGCATGGTGTTAAGAATGAGGAGAATTGTCATCCATTCAAGGTGGGTGGTAGCGACCTTACATATCTTGCACACAATGGTATTCTAGATGTACATATCGAGCCTACTGACAAGCGTAGCGATACCCGTATCTTTGCTGAGGATATCCTGCCGTCAATGGGTGGTATTACTGCATTAGATAATCCAAATCTATACGGCATGATAGAAAAGTGGTCTGTCGGTAGCAAGATTGCTATCTTCACGCTTGACCCTAATGCCGAGTATGACTGCTATATTGTCAACGAAGACTTAGGCTCTTGGGACAATCATGGCAACTGGTGGTCTAATGATTCATACAAGTCAACCTACTATGGCAAATACTGGAACTGGGGTACTACTGATGACCCTACCGCTTGCGGTGCTGGTTTAGAGGATGACGAACAAGCCATATGTTATATCTGCGGTGAGATGAGTGATGGTAATCCATACTACTGCTTCGAGTGTGGCGGTTGCTATGAATGTGCCATGGTAGTAAATGATGGTTGCCTATGCTGGACACCTGAGCGAGATAGGTGGACTTCCGACCAACACAAACAAACGACGGGAGCATATGATGGACAGTATGACTTTGGCTTCTAGGGAAGAAGTCAGAAAAGTAATTATAGAGTTAATCTCTATCGCCAATTTGACTGACGAAAGAGATGACGCTATAATTGCTAATGCAAGACTACTACTACAAAAACTATACGCTGTATAATACAGCAGAAAAGGATAGATATGAAAAAAGTAAAAGTGCATGACCCAAGAGGTGATGTGATGGCAGATGTGTATGATTATGCTGCTGCTGCATTACTAATGAGCCTATATGGTAATGGCTCTACAATACGCTACAAGAATAGAATACTATGGCTTGAAGGTGCTGATGGTGAAGGTGCTGAAAGTTATGATACAACTGCCATAACAGTAATAAAGCGACTAGACGAAGCGGGGATAAAATGACGGGTGAAGTATCGGTAATGGAACTGTTAGATAAATATATGATATCATCTGATGGCAAGACTAGTACTGGTTTTACTAAATCTATCATACTAAATGATGGGACTAATCAGTACTCGGGTAGGCTTCATTGGGATTCTAATGATGGCTACACTATGGCATGGGATACAAAACCTGCGCCCGAAGCAGACCGACCTGAGTTTGAGTATTCACTAGACTCTATAACAGAGATGGATAACCAATGAGTAACTTCTATGAAGATATGGAAGAAAAGAATATCGCATGGCAAGCAACTGTTAGATATTCTGATATCCCAAATATGAATGATGAAGAGAGAAATCTATTCATCAATACACTAGGCATAGCCGTACAAAAAGTATGCTGGGACTTTGGGGTGCACAACTAATGAGTGAGCCAATGTATCTAATGGGGGATGAGTATGCACTCAAGGGAACTGAGGATGATGTAGATGAGAATGACGATAGTGGGCTACCTGACCGCATGTGGGAGGATGACGAATGATTAATGGCAACTGTACTGGCGACGCTAACCCTGATTGGTGGTTTCCTGAACTGCCTAGAAATACCATAGGTGCTCGTGCCTTGGAGGTACTTACTAAACAGACCAACTATGCGCTACAATTATGTGCCTCGTGCCCTGTCAAAGCAGAGTGCTTGGCTGAAGGTATGAAAACCGAGACCATGCGGGGGAAGGTGGTTGCTTGGGGTAATCTACCTTTCGGAATATGGGGAGGAACTATGCCATATGAAAGATTAGAGATGGTTGGAATCACTCCAAGAACTAGTAGTGGTGAAGCGGTCACCAAGGCATATGCTTTAAGAAATAAACTAGGGCAACGAATAAGGCGGTGAAATATGAGGAAAAGATTAATATTGTTATTAGTTATATTTATAACTTTATTACACCTTGTACCAACTAGCAACATAGAAAAAGAAACCAAGCGTGAGTGGACTATTGAGGATAGTAAAAACTATGCTAAAGATAGTTTAGTAGCGTGGCAACAACATCAATGGGAATGTTTAGATAAATTATGGACCAAGGAATCTAATTGGAGACCGGAAGCCTATAATAAAGTTAAGGTCATGGGTAAGAATGCTGGTGGCATCCCTCAAATATTAGGGCTTTCACCCGACACAAACCCACCAATGCAGATTGACCGAGGACTCGCTTATATCACCCATCGATACGGGACTCCATGCATGGCTTGGAAATTCTGGCAAAAGAATAGGTGGTACTAATGCCTAACTATGAGTATAAATGTGATGCTTGTAGTACGTCAGAGGAACATTATAGACATGTTGACAAGAGAGATGAAGTACCTAATTGTCAATATTGCACCAAACCAACAACACGAGTAATCAATGCGGTTCCATTCAAATTGAAGGGGACTGGATTCTATTCGACAGGAGGATAATGAAAAATTCTAATTGGGACTTAGACTTACGTGATGGTGAGTTAGGCGAGAGTAAACTTGCCGACCTATTACGTATGGATACAGTAGAAGTTAAGACAGATAGACGCTGGATAGAGACAGGTAATCTATTTATTGAAGAGTCTTGTTTCTATCAAGGAAGTGGACAATGGGAGCCATCAGGTTTAGCAATAAGCAAGGCTACTCATTGGGCTTTCATATTGGATAACAATGTAATCATAACACCAATAGACCATTTAATAAATGTAGTTAGGGACTATGGTAGACCAATAGAGAATAAGCAACCACCAAATCAATCCAAGGGACATCTAATTACACCAGCACAGTTAATCAATTACAAGAGGGTCAAGAACGAAGAGTTTGATAGGGCTGGAGAAGCATACAAGAATTATATGGAACAGGAGTACCCTATCTGAAAAATCTATTCACTTTCAGTATCGCTGTCCTCGTTCCGTTCATCTTTATCTTCGGGCTTGTCGCTTTCTACAATCTCGTCTGGCTGCTCGGATATTTCATCTCCAGAATCTCTGTCTAACCAAGGTCGGAATCCACCGATTCTAGTTATGAGTTTCTTGATAGCACGATTATGGCGCATGCGAACAGCATCCTCGCTACTTATACTCATCTCTGTAGCGATTTCGCCATACTCCATAGATTCGGCGTACTTATAAAACAGTACAGTTCTATCCTCTGTGCTGAGTTTATTGTACGCCTTATCTATTTCAATCATCATAATCATTAAGTTGCCGCCTTCGGCAGGTGCTGGAGGTCTTGAAGGACCAGCAAGATTTAACTTATGAGACACACCAAACTCACCACGAAGCACACCAGGCAGTAAAGCCTCAACAATTTCAGGCTCATAGAAAAACGAATCTGACGCTTCATAACCTAATGATTTGGCTTTCCACTTCTGACAATAATCTAATGCATCATTACGAAGTGAACGATAGATAAGATTCTTAGCATCTTTTTCGCCTATGGCTTCCCACTCTTTTAATTTATTAGGATGTTCTACAAACCATTGATATAGGGATTGCTTTATGTCATCGAGTTCAACCATTGAATATTTTTTATGATACTCAGAGGCAACAGCAATTACAATGTAATCCCACTTCTCAATGCTAGTCCAGTCCATTACCATTTCCAAGTCTTGCCTTCCACAGTAAAAGACCTATTTACGATAGGTACTAATTGAGGCACAACAGTTTTGCCATCAACATGCAAAATACCAAAACCTTGTTGCCACGTAAACAATCCAGCCTTAATATATTTAGCACTAGCATAGTTCATTAAATTGCCCAGTTCCATACCCCATATAGTCTTAGGCTTACCGCCACGATATGTTTGAGTATGATGTGTCAAGCCCATACGATGCGTGTGTCCACACACTACAGACATGCCTGAACGCTTTGCTAATCCAAGTGCGGTAGCACCAGCAGTAGGTTGTACGTTGCCTTCATCACCATGCATTAACAACCAACCGGGAGCCAGTTCATAAGGGTCTTTGTGATATTTAATCTCTAACTCATCAAGCCCTAAGAAATTTTCTAATTGCAACTCAGGTAAGCCAAGTAATCCTGGTGCCCTCATTGCAACTGTATTAAATAATCTATCTGTATGATTACTGCGAATCATATGCTCAATAGTTAAGTCATAAAGAACTTGACGAGTAGTGTCTCTGTCACGTCCAATAGAACGCTCAAACTCTAACTCGGTGCCCTTACTCCATTTACTAATAGTCTGCATATCCATTTCATCTCCGCAAGATACTACGGTGTCAGGTTGGTATGCCTTGATAAACTTAGCAATTGCTTTCACGGCTTCTGCATCGTGGTACGGTACTTGGAGGTCTGATATGCAAACAATAGTTTTCATTTCTTTTTGGCTCGTCTCTTATTCTCTAAGCCTACGTTCTTTTTCTTAGATAGAACTCGTAGGTTGGATATTTTATCGTTGCCCTTACGACCTTTGTTATCAATATGGTCTACTTCTTGGTTGCGTTTTAACTTCTTGCCAGTAGCCTTCTTGTAATCAAGACGTGCTTTATTGGTAGATGTAGTTTCAGTAGAGCCATCTTTTTTCTTACGTTTAATAACGTAGATTGGACGACCACCATTTTGTTTACTGCCCTTGTAAGGTCCAAATATTTTCATTTGTCCCATTCTCCTCTCAGTACTAGCAATCCTATGATTGCATAGTTAGCCATATCCTTGAATGAATCTTCAAATGACTCATGCTCTGGACTTTTTTTATTATCAACTAAATTATTAATTCGTGCCAACTTATCATGCATACGAACACGCAGTCCATTGATAGCACCACCTGGTGCATCAGCAATATTCTTTGCGCCGTAATCCCTATGTTTAGATAGTAATAAATCTAATAATTCTTGATAGGTCTTTCCGACATGGTACTCAAAAGTGGTATTTTGAGCGTCAAAATGAGTGATTTCTGCTCTATCTGCGTCTTGGTTATATGGAAACCTTGCGTTTCCAAGTGGGTTATAATCTGCCATATTTCATCACTCTCCATCTTCTTCATTGTTGGTCTCTTCTTCTAATAAACTTACTAGGTCCTGGTCGAAGGAAGACATATGTTCATGTATTATCATGTCTTCAATAAAACGTTTCATTTTACCAGGATTAGTTTCGGCTGCATATAATGTGGCGTAAGTAGATTGAGTAATCTCTCTAATGTTCTCAGGTTTATCTGCATAATCATAAAGACATCTCAATAGAGAGCCTATCATTAATTGATACCCGCTAGGAAGTATTAACTTAGGGTCAAATGGTTCACTACCAATATCATCTAGCAGATGGTCTGTAGCCTCAAAAATATTGTCAAATTGTTGACCACATATCTTGCACTTAGGTATCTTTTTAAATTTCATTGAAACCTATTTTCTTATGGAAGTATGATGCACCTTCCAACACAAACATCGAATTAACATCATGCCCATCAGGCAACTGAATAGTAGTTACTGGTAGTTCCCTAGCAAGACTTGTTGCAAACTCTTTACCTGGTTGGTCTCCATCTGCAAATACAAAAATTCTTTCAAAGTCTGCAAGTAGTCGTGTGTAGTGTTTCTTCCAACTGTTAGCACCAGGAACTCCAACGCATGGAATACCAATTAAAGAAGATACAGTAATTGTATCTATCTCACCCTCGCATACTCCAATAAAATCACCAGCCCTTTCAACATCTAATACATTATACATTTTAGTTTCGGCGCCTGTCATTCCCATGTACTTAGGTTCAACAGCAGGATTAAGACTGCGAAAACGCAAATCGACAACGCCAGTCTTGGTAATATACGGTATGGATAATCTTCCTTGGAATTGTTCATGTCCAACATCAGGCTCCCCTACTACGCCTAATCGAGCCAGACGTGCTGCTTCCCTTGTTATTCCCCTGCTTGCGAGGTAATCTTCCGCCTGAAAGATGTTTGCTGCGTATTTGGTTGTCGCCAAATCCAATAATTCCCTCTGCAAATGATTTTGCTTCACGAATATCAACCCTTTCTTGCTTTGCTATAATCTGTAAACTATTACCATTCATGCCACAAGCAAAACAATTAAATATGTTTTCCTTCGTGTTAAAACTTGCCGAACTGTGTGTATCGTCGTGGAATGGACACTTGATGTTAACTTGTCCAGTTGTTCTAGAAAAATTAGCACCATAATGTTTTAATACCGCAACTATATCTGGTAAATCATCAACTAAAGACATCGCCTAACCTCAATACTAAGTAGGAATCTGCTATTGTTTTTCCTCTTGCTTTGATAATAACCGCAGGAAGGACGGCTTCTCTCTTAATGCCTCTTGCTTCCGCATAATGCTTTGCTTCAATTTGAGCCTCTTTGGTCCAGCCAGATAAGTCAATGCGACCTGATTGACCGGGAGCCTTGGCTTCGATGACTCCAACGCAGTTAAAGAAGTCCGCTCTGACAACAACGTCGCCTTCATCTCTTGCACCTGTTCTTGCAAGTCTCTCACTATCATATCCAATTCGTCTAAAATAATCTCGTAAGTCGGTTTCAAAGTTTGCTCCTCTAGCCTTATGGCTTTTTCTAGTTGTCATGAATTCTCAGGTATATCTTCTACATACATGTATTCAGGATTGAATGCTAACCAAGTCAGAAGTGTTCCTCCAGCATCCGCTCTACCATATCTGTTCTTGACTGACGCCACGCCCATTGATGTGCCAACAGTGCCAAGTGTACAGATGAGAGCAGGGAGTTGGGAAACCTTCCCTTGAATTGCACTTCTTGGTTGACAAGGTGAGCCAAGTACAGCCTCCGAAGTGTGATGTAATACAACAATCGCCGAGTTAGTCGCTCTAGCAAGATACTTTAACTCCTTCATAATTGCCCGCATTGATGCGAACTCTTCACCACCATCGGTGGCTACATCCATTAAGTTATCTAAAACTATTAAAGTTGGTGGACAACCCCACAACTCTTCAAACGCTTGTACTTCTTCGTCAATATCTTGCAGGGTTGGTGATGATTCAAACGACCAAACTATATGACTGCCTTTTTGTAGGACTGCTTTAGTCCATCCAACATCAGTATTAAGTTTATGCTCAACATCTGTTTGACTCTTACCTGATATCATTGACGCTAGGCGCATAGCCATAGTGTGAGCATTGGTATCAGCGGATATGTAAAGAGTCGGAACATTAGTTTTTAATGCTAGTGCTAGTGCAAGTGTTGATTTACCTGCACCAGGAGCACCAGCAAACATAGAAACTTCTGAACGCCGTATTATAATTTTGGACGCTTCAAACGCTTTAAAACAAGAAGGTAGGGGTTCCCCCCCAATAGATGCTTTACCTATTGACCTAACTAGTGTACGCATTTATAAGCCCCTACCTAATTGTTAAAACGGAAATTGTTCTGCTGTTAATTCACTGGCTTGCATTGGTCCGCCCCTTGAGGCATTGGACACACCCACATTGCGTAAGGATTTCCCGTCTTGCTGGAGATTCCCGACTTGTACTTCCTCGCCCCGTGCTGACATGTCGGCCCCGCTGAGGTAGCGGATGGAGCCGATGCCTGGGGTGGAACTGAGGACTGCGGAGGCTTTATGCTTGGAGTGGTACTGGGCGTCGATAAAGGGGTGGCATTACTCGCTCCCACCACCAACTTTCCAACGGCGGCAATTTGAGTTGAGTAATCCCCTATGCCCTCTAGTAAAACGCTTAGTTCATCAGCAGTATTTGCTCTGACGTTAATCATATCTCCACCAGGAGTTTTATATGATACTTGTAACTTCCAATCTTCTGCCATTTATCCTTCTTTCTTTACAGAGAATTGACAATGAGCGGTGAGTCCGCACATGTACTGACAAGAGTTTGTGTTGGGCAAGAATATACCTGCCTTCCTAGCCTTGTCAAAACCTTTAATCAGGAACTCCATTTTATCGTATGTATATCCTGATAAGTCAACCATTTCTACAGTATTACTAGCACGAGACATGTAATAGTTACCCCAGTTAACACTTATGTTAAAGGTTTGCTCTAAACCAAGTTTGTAAAAACCTAACTGTAAAGTGCTAGTTGGAGTATTTTTTGATGTCTTCAAATCAACTATTACTAATTGACCATCAACATCAAAAATTCTATCTATAACCATCTTGACCGGAACATCAGCCACTACTGGCATCAGTTCTAATTCAATTGCTGGTCTACCATCTGGTGCTGTCCAAATTTTCCAATTAGGATTAGCCTTACGCCAATTGATATAATCCTCAACCCACATAGGTCCTGCAGTTTGCCAAAACTTTACATCTTCCTTGTTAGGAGACATTTTGGTAGCCCTGCCACCTACACGAGCATTGGTTAAATCTATACCTTCAGATTCTTTAGACCATGCTTGGTCCCATAAATGTTGGCTCATAGATTCTCCCTATCATACATTTCTGTTGCTAGGTGAAATGCTGAACCACCAACTGACCAAACAGATGGCTCCTCTTGCTTCTCCAATAATCTACCAAGGTAGTATTGATATCCACAAGTTAGGTAAGTGCTGAAAGCACTGTACGACATGTGTTCAGGTAACGTATATT